GGGAACGGCATAAAGCCATCCTTCTTTTGTTTCTCTCGCCACGCCCTCCACTGCGAAGAGCGAACGCAAGCCAAGACCAGATCTTGTTCCTCCAGACTCAGCTTCTTCCAAGCTTTCTCAGCGTCCGATCTGGACTTTTTGTATCCATAGGCCTCATAGAAAGATTCAAATGGTCTGTGCTCACGTTGCTTTTTTTCTTTCTTATCTTTCTGTTCTATTCTTATAGGAGGGACTTTGTCCGGAGCTTGTCCGGAGCTTTTCTGGACACCATTGCCCTTGCGGATAAGCTTGAGCGTGTACTCGTCTGATCTGCTTGCCATTTTTAGGCAGGTGATCCGCCCATCCGCGTTCTCAAAAAGACCCTGATCGCACATGAACAGCATCATTTCCTCGACTCGGTCTCGATGAATATTCACCTCCGCCGCGATTAACTCGGCATCCTCCTCCAGCTCAAAGGTCAGGTTGTGCGGCTCGACTGTTCTGGCAATGCACTCAAGCAAGTACCAGTACAGCCCATACCCCTCCATGCCGTACTTGAGTCGGAGTCTTTTGAGCTTCGCGTCTATGCTTGCGTTTGAGTCGTGCTTGAACCACTTCACGCTTGGCGGCTCCAAGTGTTGTTCTTGTAGAACTCCAGCGCGTTGCACCCGAGTCGGCGAGACTCGCGCTTCACTGCTGCTTGGAACTTTTCCCAGTCCTGCTTGCTGAACTGGTTGCGCGGCTGGTCAAGGCCGATGCGGACGATGAACTCGTCGTCTTCCGGCACCCAGTTTTTGGGCCTGCGAAATCCTTCGCGGTGGGTATAGGGGTCGTCAGGGAACAGATCGTTCTCAGACATCCCCACGGACTCCATGATATCTTTCGGCGCACAGCCATGGCTTCGGCAAATCATGATGATTGCGCCAGTGCGGCCTATTTGGATATCTAGGGAGGGGCTTTTGTCATTGTGGGCAGGACATCTTGCGCGGTACTTGTCAGCGCCCGTACTTCTTGCGTACTCCAGTTTCGAGATGAACTGTTCCAGCTTTTCCTTTATCCCCATGCCAGCTCCCGTTAGAACAAATTAAAACCTGATGGCTGATATTAGAATGGGTGGCCGATCTTCGCAAGTGTCACCTTTTGCTGTTTTAAATTTATTTATTTCGACACTTAACGTGTAAACTTTAAGTTGACATCAACTTTTGTTGAGTATTAAATCCGCAAATGTCCGGACAGATATCTCACTAGCCGGACGCATCAAAGACAAGTGAGAAAAGGGGAAAAGGAATGCCAGTAGTCGCGATTAACGACGAGACTTCCGGAGTAAAACGGGAGCAGCGTTCAGAGAGGTTCAAAGCAGTATTGAGGAGGCATGGAATAGCTGAGCATGGCGCTCAGACTGCTATCGCTAAAGCTGTAGGGGTGTCAGACGCCACAGTCGCTGCTTGGATGCGTGGCTCTATGCCTAGAGATCCGGAAGTTTTGTTTAGATTCTGCGATGTCTATGACGTTGATCCCTACTGGTGGACAAGCGGTCAGTCTCGGCCTCGCGACTCTATCGACGCAGAAAAGTTAGTTCGTTCGTGTAAGGTCGTTCACGACTACTGCGAGGCAAACGGATTGAAGGTAAGCCAAGAGCAGATGGCATTGCTTTGCGCAAAAGTGTACGACGACCCTGCCGACGCTGAATCGTACTTGGAGCAAATGGCTCCGTTTTTCGCCTCCTAAGTCGATATGTCGTATCAAGCGACAGATTTCAGCAACATAAGTTGACACTACCATTTAGCTAGTGTTTACTCCTCTTTAACAAGGAGGGGTAGGCAATATGCCAGCTAATAAGAAAGAGATCTTCGAGACACTATCGGGGATCCCAGTCAAAGACTACGTCAAGCACTCAAGAGCAGAAGACGGGAAGATGCTTCCCTACCTGCCGTGGACTCACGCTCATCAGCTAATGATGGCGAAGTACCCAGAGTACGAGTGGAGCTTCTCCGAAAACCCTGACGGCCTTGAGGTGTTCTACTTCAAGGATGGCACTGCCGAGGTGCGAGTTGTGATGTCGATCGGTGACGTCACGATGATCGCGTCCAAGACCGTAACCAACGGCACCGGCTCGGCCTACCCCAACCCCAACGCAAACGATATTCACAACGCCAAGATGCGATGCCGCACCCGCGCCATGGCAGAGCTTGGCCTTGGCTGGGATCTCTGGATTAACCCAGATAACTATCCCTACACGGAACCCAAAAGCGTCGTCAAAGAGGCGCTAGAACAAGCCGAAGACAGCAAGGCCGAAGAGCCAGAGCAATCTACGGAAGACAGACTTTTCTCTCAGCTGTTAGCCATTGCTGACGAGACAAAGGCACGGGCCTATTTCAAAAAACTGGAAGGGGCGTGGAAGAGCCGCAAACTCAACATGGAGGATCTTGAGGCGCGGTGGAAAAAACTGAAAAAAGAAAAAGGATGGAAATGAAATGAGCTTTTTAAGGCACCTTATCCCGCTGGGGATTCACACCGTCAACGCTAAAGATTACTTGATAATGGGGGTGCTGTTCTATGGGTGCTGCTAGTCAAGGTTCCGCTGAATGGCTTGAACAACGGCGAGGTAAGATAAGCGGCACTGCCGTAGGCGTCCTCGAAAACTGTAACCCCTACCAAAAGCAAGAAGACTTGTTGCGTTCGATGGTGAGAGACCTTGCCGGAGCGCCCTCAGAATTTAAGATGAACCCCGCTGTGGAGCACGGCCATGCAATGGAGCCAGTCGCGAAGCAGTGGTATGAGAAAGCGTTCAACTTAATCGTTGATGAAACGGACTTTGTCGTACACCCAATGTATGAGTTCCTCGGGGCGTCTCCTGACGGCCTTGTCGGACTGGATGGGGCGATAGAGATCAAGTGTCCGTTCCCGCGCTTCACCAAAGCACCCTACTCTGTCTTCGACGAGAAGAAGAAGATGTACCTGCGCCAGTGCCAACTGGTTATGGAAGTGTGTCAGGTGGACTGGCTGGACTTCATCTGCTACCTCGCGCCTCACGCTGACGCGCATCCTGAGTACAACATTGAACGGCTGCACAGGGATGACCAGTGGCTTCATGAGGATCTCTCTGGGTCTCTCCTACCTGTTCCGAAAGCTGGGACTGTGCCGAGGATTGACCTGTATGCGGAGTGGCATGAGTACATCCTCGCGGAGCATGACAGCCCGACCCGTCGCAAGAAGCACACGGAGTCGGCGCAAGACATATATGAGGTGGTTGAGAATGACGCGCTGTCGATCCTGTCTGCCGCTCTTACAGAGCTATCCAAGCTGGAACTGGAAAACGCGGAAACTCTTATTCGCATGGAGAAGCTCAGACGCACTGTCGATGACATGAAGAAAGTCGTCGCTGATGAATACGGTAAGAACGTGACAGACGGTGTCGCCAAGGTTCAGGTGATATACCGCAAGCCCACGTTTGAATACCGCAAAGCATTTGAAGCCCTTGGGGGTGACGCCGCGCTACTGGCCGGTGGTCACGACATCGATGACTTCAGATCAACGTCGAACACACGACAAATTAAAGTGAAGATTGGAGAGTAAAAATGAGTCAAGTAGTTGTGGAAGGAACCACGAACTTCAGTCACCTGACCAAGTTCGAGGAATACAAGGGCAAAAGCACGGATCGGTACGCGCTGACCATCACCCTTGATGACGACACCGCTGACAAGCTGGAGTCGAACGGGGTCAAGGTTCGTGAGTACGACGGCAAGAAGCAGCGCAAGTTTACCTCGCAGTATGAGGTTCGCGTTGTGGATGGCACGGGTCAGCCCTTTGATGGAGAGGTGCCATACAACTCGAAGGTTAAGGTGGCTTTTAAGTACGGCAATGCTGGAGAGCACGGCGTCCCGACCTACCTGAATGCTGTTCAGGTTGTTGAGGCCGCAAGCGGTGGCCTGCCGCCCGAGTTCAACATCGAGCCAGCTCCCAAGCAGGATGACTTTGCAGAGAGTGAAGACATCCCGTTTTGAGAACAAAGGCTGGGGCACTCCTTGACGTGGCGTCGGCCCGCGTACCCATGATGCCTGTAGAAGTGCGGGTTAAGTCGTTGACCCCAGCCTTTTTTGAGTAGTGAGCGTTAATCGTGGGAGCCGACACTAAATTGAAAAGCCTGACCCTCGGAAGAGGTGTCGGTCAGTCCGTGTACATCGGCAAGAATGTTGACCAAAACAACCCCCACGGGACAGCCGATCTGCGCGTGAAACTGAAAGGCATCTATAAGACAAAGAAAGGGTGCGTGGCGATATTAGAGATCACTGAGAAGGGCTGGAGCGCGTTAGAGGTGGCGCTGGCAGATGGACACAAGGAGCCAGTCACAGTTCAGGACGTGGAGATTTATTTTACGGGGGTAAAGCAATACGTCGTAGAGGAAACTCAATGCCCGCGATGCGGGTCCGAGCAAGATGGAAAGCCGGTGAGACGTATCAATGGACTTATCAGAATTAGAGCGCCTGAGAGCGCGAAAATATCAAGAGGAAACAGAATCGGGAAAAACGCCAGATAAGAAAAAAGGTGCTGCTCTCAGGGTAAAGCTGAAGCACATCGATGATCTTAACAGGCAGTTTCCGGAGCGGCGTTGGGTGACCCTACTGAGGATGCACTTCCGACCAGTCGTCCCAGTACGACTCAATCCGGAGACGACAGAAATACTGCGAACACGCAACGGGCACGGGGACGAGGTCTGGCAGGTCGGCAGTGAGTTCATGACCAAGGACGAGGCAATCTATCTCGCCGAAAAGCTCAGGGTTGGAAAGACCCCGCCACTTTGGGGTACGATTGACGGGCGATTCGGCGACAGTTTCCTCGATGAAGAATACGGGGAGTAACTATGAGTAATCGCGATAACGTCGCGTTCAGGGAGGTAGCTGAGCGCTACATCAAGCAGCCGAGCAAACGGCTAGGACGGCCCAAAAGTCCGGCGGCTAAAAAGGCTATCGAGGATGCCATCAATCGCTACGGTGATCGGCCAATCGACAGCTTCGGAGTGTGTGACGTGACTGACTACGTCGAGGATCTACAGGAGCTTGGCTTTAAGAGTGCGACCATCAACTCTCGGTTGCGCTACTTTATTGCTGTGCTCAACTACGCGAAGAACAAGCGTGGGTTGCTCGATGCGCAACACGTCCCAGCTTTTGAGAATCTCAACACCAACGAAGATGCGCGGGAACCTAGAGTCTTAGGGGAGAAAGAGGTGCATCGTCTCCTGTTTTGCCTGCCCAAGCTTCAGTCATCTATGGCGCGGTTCGCACTGGCCACTGGCCTGCGAGTATCGAACGTCAGGGATCTGATGTGGAGTGAGGTGCAGGACGGCATGATCAACATCAAGGCATCCAAGATGAAGGCGGGCAAGCAGTTGTTCGTGCCCATGTCTGAGGAGGCGATGAAGATCCTGCAAGAGCAGAGGGACATCCAGTCGAAACGAGGACAGGCTCCTGAGTACGTCTTCACGAAACGCAACGGCAAGCCTATGGGTAGCCGCACCAGCGTGACGAACGGCGTGTGGCAACGCGCCTGTGAGCGAGCAGAGGTGGGTAGCGTCAGGTTCCATGACCTGCG